TGACTATCGTATAGTGAGCAGTCGCATTGCAACTTAGTAGGGTTAATCCCTAACTCACTATAATTAGTTTATCATATTCTCATCGTTCTATCATATTAGAAAAATATTATTTATTCTCATTTTATTTTAATAAATAACTTGACATTATGAAAATTTAATGATAAACTAATTATAGTGAGTTAGGGATTAACCCTACTAAGTTGCAATGCGACTGCTCACTATACGATAGTCAGGGGTAATGACAAAAGAGGTGACAAACGATTCACACTAACTAACGAAGATAAAACCCTTGACTATTTTATTATATTATGAAACGAGGTGAAATCATGGTAGAGGAAACCAAAGAGGAAGTTGTAGATACTGAAGCAACACCAGATGAAGCTGTAGAGACTGTTGTCGAGCCAGTAGCCGAAACACCTACAGAAGAACCATCTGATATTCCAGATGTAACACCAGAACCATCAATGCTAGAAGTCATGGATTTATTGAAAGCTATTCAACAATCTATTGAAAGTCTAGCAACACCAACAATCCAAACAGCTGACACTGTAGAGGAAGAAACAGACTTAAGCGAGGAAATGGATGTAATCGGGTCTGATTCAGAACAAGGGGAACCAGTAGATGAAGATGCTGAAGAAATCGCTGAGTTATTAGACTTATAGGAGGTTACACTATGAAAGTTCAACAAATGTTAAAACCTAGCCAAAAACTGGCATTATTAAAACTAAAAAAGAAATTAAAGGAGAGTGTTAAGAAATGAGCGCAACAGATTTAGAACGTTCACATGAACCAAAAATGACAACGCCAGAAGCTGGTACTGATTCTAAATTCAGTATGAAACAACAACTAACTGCATCTATGTCAATTGCACCACAATCACAAGATGAATACGAACAAAAACTACACAACCTAGGAGGAGAAGAATAATATGGCAACAACCACGAAACAGGCGGCTAACTTATTAGCGGCTAACGTAAAAACAGCCTTAGACAACTTCAACCATGAATTTGGTGAAGCTTGGACTTTAGGTCAAAACTGGACTTCAGTAGGAACACAGTTTGAAACATTCATTAACAAATTCTTATTCCCTAAACTAAATGAAACTCGTTTAATTCAAGTAGCTTTAGGAAACTCATTTGACTGGTTAGCTCAAGAAGTTGACTTCGTTGGGCAATACAGCGAGGAATATGTTATCAAGGATACTATCCCTACAAATATGGATTTATCGAAAGATGAATTATTAATGTTGAAACGTAACTATCCTGATATGATCACTAAATTATATGGAGCTGGTATCGTTCGCAAAGTTAAATTTACATTAAATAATAACGATGTTCGCCAAAACTGGTTAACATTAAAAGATGGTGTTAAATATGCTATCGCTGTTTACAAAAAGAAAATCTCTGATATTAACGTAGACGAAGAACGCCAAATCAAGGGTATGTTAGTAGACTATGCAGAAAACCAATTAGACGCTGATGCACAGGTGTTTGAAGTTGCTGACATGGAGGAAATGTTCAAGAAAATCGCTGTAGAAATGATGAACTTGCAAACAAACCAAGACAAATACAATGAAGCTAATAAGGCTTCAGGTGGTACTATTGGTCGTTATACTACAATGTCTAAAATGGAAAAATTAATGATTTTAACGACAACTGAAATCAAAGCTCGTTTACTTGACAGTAAACTCGCTAACACATACCACATCAACGGTATTGACTTCTCAGACCGTATTATCGCATTCCCTGACTTAGGCGGAGTATTCCGTGCGAAAGCTGATATTAAAGTAACTGAAGAAGTTGTAACAGCCCTTAAAGCTTTAGGAGATTACCAAGTAACAACTAATTCAACAATTCCTAAAGATTCTGTAGTAACATTTGACGTTACTAAATATTTACCATCAGTAGCGGATCAATTTGAAGAAATCAAACCATCTAATGATTTATGGGCAATGATTTTAGACGTTGACGCTATTATCTACAACCGATTTACAAAAGGGATGTTAAAAGCACCTTTCTACAACCCTGAATTCGATGAAGTGACTTACTGGATTCATTACTACTCAATGAAAGCAATTAGCCCTTTCTATAACAAAGTGTTAGTAAAAGGTAAAACAACACCAACAGAGCCAGAAGAAACGGCATAACAAGGAGGTATTTAAATGTTCAACCCTCAATTTAGCGATGGGTTGGAATCAGAGTTACGATTAAAAGTAGCGGAACGGGTGACCACTCATAGAGATAGGTTCGCCCGTATTCTCTACAATCGTTATCTAGAGATTCTACCTACAATTATCACCTATGTAGATTTAAGCGATAAAAAACTAGCGATTGACTGGCTTAAAGTAGAAGTTGCTTTAAGAGGTGGTTATGATTGTATTATCGGAGAAACAAGAAGCGGAGCTATTCGTTTACTTGGTATTTCAACAAATAAACTAACCGTATCAGACCCTGCAAACTTTGTTATATCCGATCCATTAAATGAAAGAGATATTCAATGGTTAGTAGCTAAAGAACATCGATTACCAATTATGAAAGAAATAACAGAAATTGACGATTGCCAAACTGGTAACTTCATTGTTCTAAGAAACAAAATTCTAAACTACACAAGTGATTATGAGATTGTTAAACATTACGCGATGGAATTAGCTGAAATTGTTTGTTCTCGTTATAGCTTAAAAATGCAATCTAAAATTACAACTTTTATCATTGGTGAACCGAACGACCAAACAGCTGAGCAAATTGTAGAATCACTTTACAACGGAGCACCTTTTGTAAATATTACTGGGGCTTTCGATCCTGATGAACACATTCAAACGTTTGACGGTTCAAACATTTCAACTCTAATGACTGAACTAAAGAGAGAATACTCTAATGCCTTGAATGAACTTAATTCTATGATTGGATTGAGTGGATTAGGTGTTGATAAAGAGAGCGGTGTTACAGAAAGTGAAAGCAATTCAGGTGAAGCTTATCAAACTGCTAACGGTAATGTAAACATCGAATCACGTAAAAACGGATTGGATAAATTAAATAAGCGTTATGGTGCTAAAGTTTACCCCGTGATGAATGATAAAATGGTAACAAAACTTACCATTCTAAACGAAAAGTTAGGTGGTGAAAACAGTGGGTCTAATAACAATCTCCCTAATGGATATTCTCCAAACGGAACTCCTGAAAAAGGGGAAGAATGAGTTTTTTAACAACGGTGAGTATACGGGAGATAACAACAAATTCCGTTTTATTCAAAAAGCAATGCGATACGATGAAGATGTAGAGAAAATTACTACAGAAATATTCTTTGCAGGTTACACTTTTCCCACACCAGAAGTTGACAAATTCATTAAAAAAATGTTCATCAATAAGTTTTTAAATAGACAGATTGGTAGACAAACAGTGGAGGATTTTGCTTCTCAAGTTGTATATACTTCCTTATCTTACGAACAAGAAATAGAGATACTATATAAGAACTACGAAAACTTTGTTATTCACAATAATGAAACAGAATCAACAACTACAGGCACAGGAAGTAACGAAAGCTTATCAGAAAACAGAGATTTAAGAAGCACCTTACCTCAAGATAAAATTAATCTTGACTTAAATTCTTTTGAAATGGATTATGGCGATGAAAACAACATTGCAAAATCTGCTGATAAGTCAACAAATAACAATGAACAAACAACAATCACCAACAGCAAGACTTATGACGCTAGTGCCTTAAAAGCTTTTTCAGGGGCATGGGACAGATATTTAAAAGAATACGATAGACGTTGTTTTTTACAAGTATGGTAAAGGAGAGAAAAACATATGAATTTTACAAATTTTCCACATTCTAGCGGTATTTATCCAAGATACCAACACGGAGATTTTAACACAAATAGCGAATCTTACTATAAATACTTAGCTAGTTTAAACGAACAATTAGACAATTTTGTTAAATTGTTAGAAAAACTTGATAAACGAGAGCTTAATGTTGAAGATACAAACACCGTAGACTTAACAAAGTTAGGTGAGTGGAAACACGGGTTAAACCCAGAAGATAACATTGAGCAAGTGATTAAATTAAAAGCTGATGTTTTATTAAGTTCTAACATTGATTACACGCAATTACTTTCTATGGGTCGTCAACCACAGGTAAGAGAGCTTACAAATGCTATCAAGGCTTTACCTGATGGGTTGTACTCAAAAGACTTAGAAGCTGTTATGAAAGAGCTAGATGGTAAAATAGCTGACTTAAATGAACGAGTTGACAATATTGATCCTGATGGTACTCTTGTAACAGTTGACGTTGACACAGAACAAATCACAAGTAAAGTACCAGTAGAATATCGAAACATTAATGTAGCGATTAACAGTGTAGACAATACTAAGTTTAACATTGCGTTAATTACAGATTTACATTTATATCCAGAAAATAATTTCGTTCAAAAGTACAACAATTTCCGAGTACTTAAACAATTCAAACGATTGACGCGTCGTTGCGATGTAGAGATTCATAATGGTGATAATGTAGACAGTAACAGCGGTTCGATTGGTGAGGGTTTAGACACTCAATTACCATCAGATGTTAAGTATTCAGCTCAAAAGAATATGCAACGTTTTGCAAATACAGCTTTAAGATATGGAAAAACTCCTAAAGTTGGAGTTGTTGGTAACCACGATAAAGGTGGAGTGCCTTACAATTGGACTTCTGGACACGGTAGCCAAATGGTTCTAAGTAAAGCAGAAATTGAGAAAACAATGGGGTCTAAACTATACGGTAGTCTTAGGTTCCCTAGTAAGAAAATTGCTATGTTCTACTTGTACACAGATGATTTCAGCGAAAAAACAGATAGTAATGGTAATTTTCAAGAGACAGACCATATTTATCAAGGAGGGGCTATTTCAAGTGCCCAATTATTGGCTTTAAGTCAATTCATGAATACCATTAAATCTGATGAACATTTCATTTTATTAGCTCACAGGCCTATCACAGCTGAAACTGGTATTAAAACAATGTTAAATGGTATTAACGTTGAGGAAGCACTAAACGCTTTTATAGATGGTACTGATTACACAATCCCATCCAACAGCTTAGTCGGAATCGACAACACAAGCAACCCAACAATCAATTTTAACAATGCTAGACGAGGTAAAGGGAACATGGTTGGAGTGTTTGTAGGTCACGTTCATTCTGAAATCGATTATGCAATTACTGAAACACGTAAATACAAAATGATTTCTTTCATTAATGCTTTTGGTAAAAAAGACCCTTGGCAAAAAGGAACTGACAAAGAGGGTAGTTTCTACGGTATTGAAGTAGATACAACAGCAAGAAAAGTAATTTGTCGTGGTGTTGGTAACGGTACTGACTTTGTTAATTATACTTATTAGGAGGAGATACAATGGATTTAAAATATATGAAAACACCTGAAGCGATTGAGTGGTTATTAGAACAATGGGCTAGTCATAATGATGGAGATGAAAATCAAAACCATGCTTTGGCAACAGAAATGACACCCGGGTTTATTGCCCCCACAGACTTACAACAAGCAAGAGGCCATTTATTAAAAGATAACTACCTTGACCAAAAATATCCATCATTTTGGGATGTACCATTCGGGAAATATGCAACTGTGTTTGGTGGTAATGGTGGTTGGCGTGATGTTCCTCTTCCAGATATTTTTCCAGATTATGGTTATCTATGTGAGTTATATGTTACAGGAGAACATGCAAAACGTAAGACTTATTTCTTAGTTGAAACGAATAACGGTTCTATTTATTATATTCATTCATCAGAAAAAGGTGGCGGGGGTAACAATAACTCTAAAGAATGGAAACGTATAGACCAAACAACAACAATCGCCAGTGGTACTTTTGCTGTTGGTGATGTTATTACTCTAAAGGTATCAACTAGACGTTTTAGACAACTAAAATTTGGAATCGCCTCAGATTATACGAATGAAGTGAAACTTGTTGAGGCTGTTGACAACCCAACATTCCAATGGTCTAACCTAGTAAACGATCCAGCAGATAAAACAATGACGATGGGGGAATGCCGTTTCACAGGGGATAGCACACACACCAAACTAACGTTTACAGCTTGTAAGAGTGTTACAGGTGGAGAAAATGGTTGGTCTGCTACTGGCACAGATACTGGTGTTAAAATTAAATGGATAGAAGGGATTTTCTAATATGAAGCTTTCAAAGATTACTTTATTTTATGACACACCAATGACAACGTTAAATGAAACAATTCATTTTGATAGCAATGAAGAAAGAGAACGTTACTTCTTTATTACTAGTGGTTTTAAAAAAGTATCTTTCGAAGGTGATTTCAATCTTGTAAAGGATAGGCTTACACTGCGTTTGCCTATTCCTTACGAGGATTGTGACGGTATCAATTACGGTCACTTTAAAGATGGGTTCACTGGAAAAGATTACTATTTCTATGTAATGACTACTCAATATGCAAATGAAAAAGTAACAATGTTTCAAGTTGTTGTTGATGTTTTAACGACTTTTACTCAGGGTAGAACATTAAACGGGGTATCTAATGTTACAGTAAACAGACAGCATTTACCAGAAAACACTTATAAAAGACGTTTAATAGAACTTAAAACAAATTTTGATATTCTTAATGCTACCTCAAAAAGGTACGTTCATTCAAAAAGTTACCAATTTAAAGATTTGTATGTGTTGATTCAATCAGCCTCATCTTTAACAGCTAGTTTTGGTACTATAGAGAAACCTAAAAACACTCTACCATTAGGAGGAGTACAAGACAATATTGTTAGTCCTGTTGGTTTATACGCCTTAAAAGCTGAAGATTTTAGAGAATTTACTCGATTAATGAGTGATTATCCATGGATAGGTCAAAACATTAGTGACATTACTCTAGTTCCTAATGAGATGATTAATCAAGAAAGTTTAGAAAAAGTAAAACTTAATGACAAAGAAACCTCATTTAATTTTTACAGATTAAAAAGCGGTTTTCATTCAAAAAAAGTTGACTTGAGTTCATTATCCATGACGAAAAACCAAGTATTGTCAGCTTTAGGTATTCCTGAAAACGAAGAACATTTGTTAAGAAGTGGGTACTTTACTTGTGAAATTTACAACTGGAATGGTGAAAGTTTGTTGGTGGATTTAGCTGATATGCCAGATTCAGGTATTAAGTTCAATGTTTACCAGACTCTAGGTTTTAACAATGAAATGAAAATTTATCTTGAGGACTGGCGTGTTGATGGTGATAACGACCAGGGTGGTTTTAAACGAGGAACTTTTTTGAATAACTCTTTAGGATTTTCTGACTTCACTAAGTTACCTTTATTGATTGATAACTATAAACTATCACTTGCTAACAACGCTAATACAATCGCTTATAACAACTCACAAACGACAACAGGTCGAGTGAAAAATATAAGTAAGAATTTAGCGGACCCTAGCCAATCGCTATTGGAAAAAGCAACAAACATTTTTACTGACGCTTACTCTCTTATGGGTGGTGGTTTATCACTTACCAACATTGGAGGTAAAATCGCTAGTGATACGGAATACTATCGTAAACAAAAAGCGGAATTTGCTGATTTATCCTTATCACCGGCAACGGTAACACCTAGTAATAAAGGATTTGCTTTCAATATCGGTAACGGTATTTTTGGTTTAACGATGAAGTTTTCGGCACCATCAGAGGCGGAACTAGAAAAAATTAGAAAATATTACAACATGATGGGGTTTGAATTTAATGAAAAAGGAACAGTTGATGATATTCACTCAATGACGATCTGTAACTATTTACAAATTGATGGTCAGTTTAAAATTAACGGTATCCCTACGCAATACATGGAACAATTAAAAGCTTTATTAATGGCTGGTGTTCGTTTCTGGCATTTCAACAATAAACAGAATCCATTTACACAAAACCCACTAGAAAACAAAAGGAGAAACGTTTAATGCAACAAATTACATTTATTACTTTATTAGATGCTATTAACTTTTTAGCTCACGATTACTGGTTCTTAGTAATAAGTACTTTAATTTTAGGAGACATGTTCACTGGTTACACGAAAGCCTTTGTAACTAAGAAAGCTAATTCAACTATTGGATTAGTTGGTATGATGAAACACATGTCAGTATTTGCTACGATCGTTGTAACAAGTATTTTCTGTCATTTAGGAGGTGTTGACTTCTTAGGCTATAGTTTACTATTCTTCTTTGGAGCTACTTACGGTATTTCAATTTTTGAAAACCTAACAGAGATGGGAGTTACATTACCTAAATGGTTAAAATCAGCTTTAGAAAAAGTACAAAATGATTACGATAACAACCCGAAAGGAGGTGAATAAATGGAAACTTATTCAAAATTAACAACCAGTGTAAACCCAAACGCTATGTATTGTGAACCTAGACAAGGTAGAATCGAATACATTGTTATACATCATAATGCCACAACGAATAAAGATGTTGCGATGTCAACGTGGTACACATCATCAGGAAATTGGACTTCAGCTCACTATGAAATTACGGATAATGAAATTATCGGTTGTGTTGGCGAAAACTACACTGCGTATCACGCTGGAGGGACAGGCGGTAGTGACGTTCCAAGCATTCCTAATGTAAACCATCGTTCGATCGGTTTAGAACACGTGAACAGCTCAGGAGCACCCTCATGGAGTGTTAGTGAGGCAACAATTAGAAACAGTGCTAAATTAATCGCTGATATTTGCCAACGTTACGGGTTACCTATTAATAGAAACACCATTAAAGCACACAATGAAGTCACTGCAACAGCATGTCCCGGAGGCATCAATATTGATAGACTTGTGAAACTAGCTCAAGAATCAGCAAACGGAAAACAACCAGAACCACCAAAACCACTACCAAAACCACAGAAAGAGGATGATAAAATGTTTATTTATATGAAAAAACAAAAGAACGGAAATACAGAACAATGGTTTGTGTGCGGAGATAAACGCATGTACCTACCAACAATGACTTATGTAAACGAAGCAAATGCTTTAATTAAACGTTACGGAGGATCGACGAATCAAACTGTTTACAATCATGATAACTTCGGATTAAAAATGATTGAAAAAGCTTATACAGAAGTTCAAGTATAAAAAAGAAGCCCTAGGATTAACCTAGGGTTTTTCTCTTTTGTATTAGATAATTCACACGTGTGCGATTTAAATTCAAAGTAACTATTAAACCTTTTACCACAACCACCACAATATATAGTTTCTTTATTTTTTAAGTTCATTTTTTTCATATTTTTTCAACCTTTCTATATACTCCATTGCTTTGTTAAGATCCTCAATACCATTTTTGTTTTCATATCTCATGGTGTATTTAATAATGTTTGATTTCATAGCTCCTCTAAATTGTTCTAAGGTCATTGTTCGATACCACATTTCTATCAAGTCTTCTTTACCTTGTTTGTAATGATTAGGTTTTACGTTATCTGGATTTAAACTTTCATCTATTGTTAGTTTATCACAAGCAACCTCATGAAGCCAAAGATCCTCCATCACTCCAAAAGCCATATTACAATATCTACACCGATTAATAAATTTTTTCATATCATTTGCTCCCTTCTTCTTTTTACAAAAATTTTCATGACCAAGAAACCTTCTTAATTCATTGAACCCTTCACCACAATATTGACATTTAAGATAAACTAATTCTCTCATGTTATTTATCTCTCCTATACCACATTTTTCTCTCATTTAAGAACTTAATAATACCAAGGCTTAAGCCTCCCCCTACCGGTGGGGGAGAGGTATACCAATTTATTTTCTAATTGTTTTCTAATTATCTGTAACCCAAGCTCCTAAGAAGCCACTCCCTGATGACACCATCCAACTAGCGCAATCTGCCAAAACGATAGGACCTCCTAAACCGTGAGAAGTCCAATTTTGTTGTAAGGTTGTAGCGAAGTCACCAGCTTTTATTCCAACGTGTCCTGCCCCTGAGTTAGTCCACCAAACGATAGCACCGTTAGGTAAAGTGTTCCAAATGTCACGAGAAGCATTATCATCATTAGGGTTCCCGTTTACTTTATACCATCCAGAAGGTACAGGGTTGTTCCAAATGTTTTTTGCGTAATCTCCAGAGGTGTCTAATCCTAAACCAAAAACTTTCGTATTTATCCAGCTAATTAAATCAACACATTGAGCGCCAAAATATCCATCGGTATCAAATGCTTGACCTTGGTTTTGATAACACCAATCATAAATTTTTTTCATTGTTTTGGAATCTTTACCCCCATCAATGCTTGGGGGTTTTGGATCTTCTTTTGGAGGATTCGTTTGTGCACCATCATCAGTGATTAAACCTAAATCGCTAGCATTCAACATATCAGATAACTTCTTCTTAAATGAAGCTGTGTAACTAATCTTGTAACTATTGTTAAAAGTTCTTTCTATTGTCACGTCGTCATTATAACTTAGCAATGGGCTTCCTTGTATTGTTTGATTATCTAAAGCTTTATTTATTTCATCTAGTATTTTATCAATAGCTTTCTGAATGTCTGGTTTTGGTTTTGGTTTATTTCCTGACTCGTTAGGGTCTCCTTTTGGTGTATCTGGGTTAGGCTTTGCAGTACTACCCCCTTTAAATGGATCAGCTCCAAAAGATTTAATAATATCAATTAGTTGATCGTATGGATTACCAAAATATACAGATGGAGGGGCAGCACCTTGATTAGCTAAACACCATTGGGAACCGAAAATCCAAGCATTACCAGCCATTGTTGAAGGTATGAAGTAAGACCCTATAGAACCATCAGGGACTGCATTATATACTTTCATTGTTAACCCTTCTTCATCTTCTATATAAGCTCCACCTACTTCTGGGGCGCTAATTGCTGGTGGGAAATGTCTATCAAAAGTAGTTTTAGTGTATTCAATATCATCAATCAAACAGACCATACCAGTTGACCCTGTATCCTCCATATAGTGATTAATCCAATTGCCTGCACCTCCACCCTCAGAAACTGTAGTCATTAGAAAGACTAATGAACCCCCAAACTCTTGCTTTAATTTTGGAATATAATCAGAAAGTAAATTTGCTTTTGTTACACCATATGAATTAATAACAGGTCTAGCTCCCGGCTGAATCATAAACCACTGGGCGATTGTTTCATCGCTAACACCAAAATCATATCCAAAAGGCTGACTTAGAAACGCCTGATATTGTTCAGTTGTATAAGTTTTGTAGCTAGGCATTAGCAACACCCTTTCTTATTTCAGCCTTAGTACCAACTTTACGCCATTGGTAACCACGATACTCTAATTTTTCATTGTTTGCTACACATTCAACTAGTTTTGGGTTAAATCCAGCTGTTTTAAGCTCACTATGTCCTAAGAATGATACTTTATATCCGTCAGGTCTTAAAGCCTCGTATACGTTAGATATAGAGTAAATAACGTTATTTCTTGCTGAAATCCATTCAAGATTAGATACATGGTTATTATCTTTGTTTTCATCAATGTGGTTCACATATTCTAAATTCGCCGGATTAGGGATAAATGCTTGAGCTACCAACCGATGGATATAGAATTGTTTTGTTTTACCGTTGTTTGATAACATTACCTTTTTATATCCTTGGTTGTGACTACGTTCTTTTAATTTTCGATGTGTTTTAACATTTAAAATTTCTCCTTTAATGTTCACAGCGTAGTTAGGGAAATCTGGTATAATTCTCCATTCAATAACGTTCATTTTAGAGGGTCCTCCCATAATAATAAATCTGCAACATGGTCTAAGAAAGCATTATAAGATATTCCTAAATTTTTTGCCATTTGTCTTTCTTTAATAATTGTAGGGTTATAAACACCTTTATCACATAGATAGGCGTTATTTCCTACTACTTTATTGAACGGCATATGATAATTTGAACAAATTCTCTTTACACATTTCCAGTATTCATTTAAAAACTCTTCTCTTGTTAATTCCATTTAAATTTCCTCCAATTTCTTTGTAATCATGTTGTACAAGTCATGTGTTGTTTCTCTAAAACATTTATAAAACTCAATTCTAGCCCCAGTCATGTCAGAAGCCATTACAATGAAAATATCAAAATCGTTTGTTCTTTCGTTATATACCTGAATCTCATAATAGTTTAATTCCATTGAATTGGCACCTCCGTACATCTAACGAATTTAATATATGAATAATCTTGATATACATCTAACCATTTATGTTGTACCTCGCTAGTTGATACTCCTTCGTAATACAGTGAATTTTCTTCAACTGTACCATCTTTATAAATTAGTAAATAATCTACCTTATAAATTCTTGGTTTTAAATTACATTCTTTTTCTCTTAACATTATGCTTCTACCTCCGTTACTTTTCCATACATTTCTAATGTGCTTCTTTCAATGCTTACAAATTTTACAAAGCTTACTCTTGGATCTCTTGGTTTATAAAGATAAACATTGTAATTTAAATCAATAAAATAGTGCCCTTCAGCTTCTTCTCTTAAAAATGATAATAACATGATTAACACTCCCTTAACTTTATGAATTAAGTATAAGATATATATATCTAATTGTCAATTAGTTTTCGATTAGAATTTGGTTAATTTCTCTTGAATCTACAACTAAATCCCAAATATCTTTACTTGTTTCTTCATATTCGTATTGCCAAAGATCTTTTATAGCCAAGGTTCCTAAGTCACTTTCTAAATAAAGAATGTCGCTATCATCTTCATCTTTCAATTCTTCTCTAGCTAAATCAATCATTTTACTAAATTCTTTTTCATCTTCTGGTAGATAAAATTCTGGGTAGGTGTTTCCTACATCTAATTCAGTAACTGAATCATAAATTACTACTGTCCCCTCATGTGTGTAGATCCCTCGTTTGTTTGCAACTTTAGCACCCTTTGAAAATTGGGTTTCTATAAATTTTTCGAAACTCATGTTATTATCAAAACTATCTAAAGGTACTCCACCGCAACGAAATTGAATTTCATCTTCGGCATAGTATGCATATTTTTTGTGATTCAAAACATAAAACTTTTCAATTGTTTCGTGTTCAACGTCCCAGCTACCTAAGTTGGCTGGGTGAAACATATCTTTTGGTAGTTTGTCAAAACATTCTTTAATCATGTAAAGACTATCAGTATCACAATAAACAAACCATTTATCGATCTCTTTACCTGTTAAATATTTAAAAGGTTGTGTTAAACGCCACAAGGCTCCTCCGGTTGTAAAAACAGAAGTTAGCGCATTTCTTTCGGTGTTCTGAAAAGCGTTTCTTTCTAGATGTAACTCGTTATCATCGTCACGATACCCAATAGAATAAGTCGGTCTAAGCGCTGGTGCTCCATAAATACCATTTAAGTTAACTTTTGAGATGTCTATTTCTGGTTTAGTAAATAAGCGTTTACTAGGTTTATCTGTGAAAATAATATTTGTTGGATTATTGTCTTTAAATTCTACCAATGTTTTGGACTTACCTTGTGTTTTTGTGTAGTAGAATTCAATTAATTTTTCGATCCCTCCAAAAGGTTTTACACTGAATTTATACCATTGTTCAACTGTTAATCGTTTAATATTTAAATTAAAATTCTCTTTTAACATTTTGAATGTCCAACTTGTTAAATAAACATCTTCATCTTCAACAGTTCTGAAATATTTTACCAACATTTGTCTTCCGACTCTAGTATCTAATTGAGACATTATTCTATTGAATGTTGTTTTCTTTACTCTATATAACATAAACTGTTTATCTATCTCAGTGTTAATATCTACCGTTTCTTTTTCTTCACAATAATCAATTAAAACGTGAGGTAAAGCAAATTCGTACATAATAGATGGGTAAGAACTGTTTATGTCAAAACTTATCATCTCTTCCGTGATTAGTTTAGCTAAATAGTCCTGATTGTAGAAGTTTAATCCTCCTTTATAAAATTTTTGAATGATTGTTGCGAAGTTTTCGCCATTAACGGAATAATCACTGTAATTAATTGAATGAGTTTTTGTTTTAACACCCTCTTTGGTAATTACTTTACCTAGAATCTGATACCTTGCTAAATTATTAACAGTGTAAGCATTAATAATGTTTTGTGTTTTTGTTGCTTTTTTGAAATCAAAACCCATAAATACGCTAGAAAAATTCATTCTCAAACTTGAAAGAATAATTGTGTCATTTTGGATATAAGTCCATTCTTCTTCTGAAAGTTGATAGTAAAGATCCATAGCTACTTTTTGAGCTTTTTCATCGGACATGTTTTCTTGATAGTGATATTTTTCATAATCAAACGTTGTTTTTAATTGTTCTTTCGTTAAAAATCCTCCTGCTTCTAACATAGTGCCACAAACAGCCAATGAACAACCTGTTTTCATTACAGTGTCCTCTACTTCTATAATAACATCTCTAACTTTACCAGAAAAAGATAAGTGACTAATACCTTTAACACGTTTTTCTAAAATATAGTTATTTTCTTGTTCTTTTAAAGACATATGAGAAGCCACCTTTTGAGTGACTTCACTTTTTTCGTCTTGCATGTTGTAATAATCGGCGTTGTAAACATCATGAATCATTTTAGCAATAAAGTGGTTATCGAACTTGTTACCATTGTGTAAATACATTTTAAGACGTTTGTTGTTTGGTTCACCTTTTTTCTTATTACAGTGTTTTGCATAATAGTGATAAGCATCAAAGAAATATCTGAAATCTGGAAAAGCTACTGTGTAAATAACCCCTTTTTCATGCCAACTGGCACAAAAGGTAAACATTCTTGATTTCATTCTTTTAGGTGCCTGTTTTTGCCAAATCATGTTATAAGAAAATGTTTCGATATCACAATCGAATTGGTGTATTTTTCTTTGTTTGACGTATCGTTTAAAATCTTCAAAGGTTGTTCCGTCTAACCATTTAGCGTGTTCTAATAATGCATTCATGTGTAAAACTCCTAACTGAAAAATCTTTTATATATAGTCTTTAATGTTTGTTCTTCGTAAACTTGTTTGTATTCCTTTTCAACTCTCTCTGGAACTGTTAGAGGGTGTTGGGCTCTATATTCGCTAACACAACGCCAAAGTTTTAATTGAATCAATTGAGGATCTCTTGTTAGTAATGTTTTTGTGTAGGCATTATCATACCAGTATTTACCTTTTTCATGATATTTGTAATGACTTTCTTTGTAATAGGTTTCTTTTAAATAGATAGCATCTGGTTTAATGTCTGCTACTTCTGTGCAGTAATCATATTCTTTAGAGTTAACCTTGTAAGATAATAATGTCTCTTTTGTTACAAGATTAAACATTACTTTAAGAAACCCAGTTTCTAATTTAATGAAGAAATAATTGAATCCTCCTTGCCGTATTCTTGTTCTAACAGCGTCATTTGCTATATGGGTGTTGTTAAAAGTAAAGTCCCCTGTTTGAGCTGGGTTATCTAAATGTTTTAAAGCCCTGCTATTACGTTTAGCGTTTTGGTTTTCATTGCGAAACATTTCGAGATAAACCATATCATAACAAGCCCCTGTGTTAATTGGATGTGTTTCTAACACGTTGTAAATATCTAAAAGACCCATTAGAGGGCTAGCAAAGTTTTCTGGATTTCCTAGTAGAAATACTTTAGGGCTACCGATAATAGGTAGTGGTTCGTCTTCACGATCGATTGTTGTGTAAATACGAGCGAAGTGTAATTCTTCTTGTGGTACGTAATCAGTTTCTAATGTAATAAACTCATCGTAAACTAAAATAGGGAATTTTTTTAGAAAAGCTGAATAGTTTTTTAAGTCGGTACTCTTATTAATGTCTGCAATTGTTGCTATTACTTTTCCGTCGTATTCGACGTTTGTATAAGAATCGCCTCTTTCAAAATCTAATAACTTAACATCAAAATACGGCATAACATCGAATATCTCCCATAGTAACTCCATATAAGATTGCCTCATGGTGAAATGTCGTACCAATAGACACATCTTTAAATTGAACTCAATTGAGATGGCCGCCAGTGCTCCAATATAGTTGAAACTTTTACCATCGGTTCTAGATGAAATAGAGACAATGTAATCTATATCTTTATTTGTTAACATGTCCAAACCAGCTACTTGGTTAAAGTCTTTCGGAATGTTTTCTTTCCTGAATTTATCAATAAACTGTAATAACTTTTCTTCTGGTGATTTTTTAAACGGGTTTTTAACCATTGTAACCCTCCTGATATGCTATAATTGAAAATCTACGGTTTTTATCTTTCTTAGTTTGACTTTCGAATTTTTGAGCGTATTCAACGACTACGAGCATGAGATTTGGAATTGATGTTGCATTTTGGGCGATTTTATCACCGATATAACGTTTTGTACTGGCTAGTTTATGCTGGTTTACTTCTGAAAGACTCATAGAGAAATAATTGATTAATGTATCTAGAGCTCTAGACCATGTACCTTCTACCAAGTTCATTGCTTCATTTAATGAGATAGCCCCCATTTTAGGGAATCTGTCACCTCGTTGCTGTGTAACAAAGTGTAGTCGATCTAGTTTTGCCTGTGCCTCGTCAGCAATGTCACCGTATAATTGTTTATTAAACGTAAATTTGTATTTTAGTTTACTCTTTGACTTCATTAATATACTCCTCTCTGTAGGTAACTGAAAAACCATTGTTTATTTCTGATATACTTAATATGAATTTATTATAGTTTCTTTGAAAGAATTCATATAATTTTATTTCATCTTTGAAATATTTTTCTTTGATTTCATACTCTACGTAGTATTCAGCTATTTCTTTTGTTTCTTCTTCAAGATTCATTTTGTTTCCTCCTTATTTTTTAACTAACAAAACAACAATTACAATGCTTATTAAATATTTGAAGTTGTTAATCCCTACAAGTGTAAATACTCCTGATACCAAAGCAAATACTAAAGCAAAAAATAAAAGTGTAATACATACGGCTAACACATTCTCTAAAAATGTTAATTCTCTCATTGTTCTTCCTCCTGATATATATATCATTTAATATTTAAAAGAAAAGGGAGCAAAGCTCCCGAGTTCTTAGAATGGTAAATCATCAGCTGTGATATTAATACCTTGTAGGTTTTGTATTTGTTTCTTAGAAGCTTCAATAAACTCGAAGCGGTCTACGATAACTTCTGTTGTATAGATTGTTTTACCTTCTTTGTTTTGATAGCTTCCAGTTTGAATGTGTCCTTGGATTAATACACGTTCACCTTTTTTAACATGTTTACCTAAATTTTCTGCTGTTTTATTAAATGCTGTGATATTAATGAAATCTACGCCTTCTTTTGGTCGATTGATGGCTAGTGATGTGCGGGCGATTAAAGTTCCGTTCTGTGCTTTTGTTCCTTCAAAATCTTTTGTAATACGTCCTAATAATGTTACTGAATTCATAATAAAATTCTCCTCTAATGTTTAAATTATTTTTGTAGTATCCTCACTACTCTTATATCTTATCAGTTATTGTTTATTTTGTCAATAGTTTTTTCGTAATTTCTTTAATTTCTTTTGAAGTTTTTTCTATTTCTTCTTCATTGATTTTTATACTATTTTTAAATTGTTGAATATTTGATAGTCTATTATTTCTAAATTGAATGCATTCAGATAGATGTAAAATTAATTCTTCTTCGTACTCTGTTAGTTCTGGTGTTGATTCTACTTTTTTGATTTCTTTTTTGTTTAATAAGTTCCCATATTTGTTATTCCCAATTCTAACATTATTTCCATAAACTTCTGTCACAATAGCTTTATCACCTTTTTCAAATAAATTAAAGTTGTTTTTGTAAGCAAATGATTTATTTTCTACAACCTCTACTAAATCTCCTACTTTAAATTCTTGAGTTGTTGGGACCTCCTTCTTGATTAATTCAAATTCTACTAAATCCCATTCTTTATTTAAACACTCTAATAGATAGCTTGAGTATGCTTCGTCACCGTCTTCGTCTCTAATTTCTAAAGCGCCTAGTTTGTTTAATTTAAGTTCATACATTTTTCCTGAAGTCCAATGGTCTACCTCCGATTTTGTGCAAAGTAATTTGTCCCCAAATTCTAATGTGGTTATCATAAAACTTGCAAATTGATTTGTAATCAAAATTTAATGTAATTCTAATAAAACTTTAATTAAATTATAATTGACAAAAAGATATATATATTGTATACTTAGTATAGAAAGTTAAGGAGGTAAACAAAATGAAATACACTGAGAATGATTTAGAATTAGGGGACAAATTACTTTGCAC